AGCAGGTGCCGGTTTGGGTTCCGACCCATGCGGACGATATGCGGGTGATCAGTGTCGTGACTGCGCAGGCAACGGTGCTGGAGATCGAGCACATCGGCTATACGCGCTTCGCCCAGGGCCGCGTCGGGCGGCGGGATATCCGCATCGAGCTGGACAACGGAACGGTCTTCCACCGCCGGATCACGGGCAGCACTGAGCTGAGCACGACTGTGGAGCGCCTGATCATCGACAGCGCCCTGGGCATCCAGGTGGAGCCTGGCGCGTTCGCGCGCATCAGCTGGATGGCGCTCAGCCGACTGAGCAGCGACGAGGTGGAGATCGATCACTACACCGATAGCGAGGGCGTCGCTGCCTGTTCGCTGACCTTCCGTGGAGTGCGTGACGATGAGCTTTGACGGTCTTGAGTTCAGCCTGGCCGGCGGCCGGCCGGTACGCCTGTATCAATTCAGTCGCGGCGTGCTGCGCTGGAGCTACAACAGCAGCGGCGCCGACGTGGTCCACCAGAACCAGGTCTTCAAGGCGCTGCGCGGCGGCATCAGTGATGACGGCATCCGCCAGGGCGGCACAGAGAGCGTTCGCAACCTGCGCGTCCTCGCGCCGGCCGACCTCGAGGTCGCTCAGTTCTACCGTGGGATTCCGCCCAGCGACGCTGTTGACCTGGTGGTGTACGACCGTCACGTGGGTGAGAGCGAGTTTCGGGTTTCCTGGGTTGGCGAGATTCAGAGCGTTACGTGGCCGGCGGTCGATCGCTGCCAGGTCATCTGCAGCCCGGAAAGCGTCAGCATGGGCCAGCAGGGCCTGCGTCTGGCCTGGGAGCGGCCTTGCCCTCACGCCCTGTACGAGCGCGGCTGCTGGGCCAACCGGGACCTGTATCGGGTGGAGGCGACGGTTATTTCGCTGGATGGCGCGTCGATCACGGGCAGTGCGTTCGCCAGCAAGCCTGACGGCTGGTTCAGCGCGGGTTACCTCGAATGGAGTATTAGCGCTGGCGTGTGGGAGCGGCGGGCAATCGAGTCGCATGCCGGCACCCAACTGGTGATCTTCGGCGGAACCTCGGGGCTCAGCCTTTCCAAGCCAGTGCGCGCGTATGCCGGGTGCGACCAAACCATCGAGACCTGCCATAGCCGCTTTAGCAACAAGGACAACTACGGCGGAATCCGGCACATGCCGGGCCGCTCACCGTTCGATGGCAACCCCATTTTTTGAGGAGGTGAACGATGGACCCGTACACATGGGCGTACATCGCCATCATGGTTATCAGCGCCTACGTCTCCTACAAGAACCGGCCGAAGGCCGTAGTGCCCAAGGCGGCGGCGTTCGAGGACTTCGAGTTCCCCCAGTTCGAGGAGGGCACGCCCCAGTGCGTGATCTTCGGCGACTGCTGGAGCGAGGACTGGATGGTGGGCGGCCTGGGCAACTTCCGTACCCAGCCGATCAAGACGGAGGGCGGCAAGAAGTGACGGATGACGAGGACTTCGTGGTGACGCTCAACCACATGCACAGCGTGCCGGCCTGGGGTGGCCGAGTGGGCTACTGCAACAAGGGTGGGCGGAAGCTGGCCGAGCGCTATGGCCTGGACTGGTCGGCCATTGTCCGAGACGGCGGTATCCCGGCGAGCCAGCTGGTGGCCACAGGCGACGCGCTGGCGCTGCACCTAGTGGCGTTCGCCCGTGAGGAGGTGAGCAATGGGCGGTAGTTCTGATCCGGTCAAGGTGGGGTATCGCTACTTCTTCGGCATGCACATGCTGATTAGCCGCGGCGAGATAGACGAGCTGGTCGAGATCAAGGTCGGCGGAAAGCGGGCTTGGCGCGGCAGCGTGACCGAGAACGCCACGATTCAGATCAACGCGCCAGAGCTGTTCGGTGGCGACGATGGCGAGGGCGGCATCAAGGGCCGCCTCGATGTGATGATGGGCGGGCCGACCCAGCCGGTGAACAGCGCCCTCGAGGAGATGCTCGGTGGCCTGGTACCGGCATTTCGCGGCATGTTCACGCTGTTCTACGACGGGCTGGTGACCAGCATGAATCCCTACCCGAAGGCCTGGTCTTCCCGGGTACGCCGCGCGGTGAAGGGATGGGATGGCCCGGTGTGGTGCCCGGAGAAAGCGGTAATCACGCTCGCTGATCCTGAGACCGGCGACACCATCAAGGCCATGAACCCGGCCCACATCCTGTACGAGCTGGAGACCAACCGGGATTGGGGCCGAGGTAAGCCTGCTGCCCGCCTAGATGATGCGTCGTTCCGAGCGGCCGCGGACCAGCTACACGCCGAGGGGCTTGGCCTGTGCCTGCGCTGGGTGCGAACCGACAGCATCGACAGCTTCGCCGGCAGCGTGCTCGATCACATCGCCGGCAACCTATTCACCAGCCGCTCTACCGGACTGCGCAAACTGACGCTGGTGCGCAGCGACTACGACGTCGAGGATCTTCCGCACTTCACCCCCGAGAACGGGCTGATAGATATCCAGGAGGACGACAACTCTGCCAGCGCTGATGCGGCGAACGAGATCGTCGTCACCTGGCGTAACCCGGTGGACAACTCCAAGCGCCAGGCTCGCGAGCGCAACCTGGCCGCCATCCGCGCAGCCGGAGGCCGGGTGATCAGTGTGCCGAGCGAGTACCTCGGGCTGCCAACCTACGAACTGGCGGCCCGTATCGCCAAACGGGATCTGCGAGCGAAGGTCTCGGCCAAGCGCTGGAAACTCGTGCTTGATCGCCGCGGCCGCAACATTGAGCCCGGTGGGGCGTTCCGGTTCTCAGCGCCTTCACGGGGCCTCTACAACATCGTCGTCCGCGCCGGTCGAGTCGACGAAGGTTCTCTCGGTGATGGGCGGATCACCATCACGGCCGTGCTCGATGTCTTCGGCATGCCCGCGACGACCTTCTCGGCGCCGCCGCCTTCGGGGTGGGTACCGCCAGTGACCGCGCCGCAAGCGGTGACCCTGCGCAAGCTGACCGAGGTGACGTGGCGCGAGCTGGTCCAGGTCATCGACCAGGCCAACCTGGAACTGCTCGATCCGAGCGTTGGCTACCTTGGGATACTGGCAGCCCGTCCGAACGGATTGTCGCTCGGCTACCACATCCAGACGCGGATCGGGGCGGCGGAGTTCGTTACCCGGGGCGGTGGAGACTTCTGCCCCAGCGCTGTACTGACCGGACCCATTGCCAAAGGCGAGGCCCCAGTAACCATAGGGCTGACGGATGCGAGCAACCTTGACCTGGTGCGAATCGGGAGCGCTGCCATGGTCGATGACGAGATTCTGCGGGTCGACGCCCTAGATCTGGTGGCTATGACTGCCACCCTGGCGCGAGGCTGCGTCGACACAGTCCCCGCCGCGCATGGCAGCGGCGCGCGCATCTGGTTCTTCGAAAAGTACGCCGGTCGAGACGCTCAGCAGTACTCCGCAGGCACGACCGTGCAGGCGAAACTACTCACCAACACGTCCTCTGGCCTACTAGACCCACTACTGGCGTCTGTGGACAACCTGCAGTTGGTGGGCAGGGCTGCACGCCCATACCCTCCGGCGCAACTGCGCATTAATGGCGAGATTTCCCCGGAGGAGCTATCAGGCTTGTTAGAGGTCGCATGGGTGCATCGCGATCGTGTTCTGCAGGCGGACCAGTTGATATCTGCAGACATGGGAAGCGTGGGCCCCGAGCCAGGAACTACGTACACAATCAGAGCTATAGCCATACCCGATGGAGTCCTACTGGAGGAGGTCACCGCTGTCGGCGGTAGCTCCGGGCAGATCCGGCCGTCGACTCTATATGAGGGAGCAGTTCGTATCGAAGTGCAATCAGAACGAGACGGCCTGTTTAGCCTGCAGTCCGCTGGAATTGTCGCGCTTTATAGTCCTGGTACCGATGCAGTGATCGGAGCTAGACGCGCGTGGCGAATTCGAATAACGGCGAATCATGGATCATCATTCTGCCGTATCGGAGAGATATCGTTGCATGTGGTAGCTGGCGGCCCGTCGGTTGCCACGCCAGGAAACGGATCGGCATCTGCATCTAGCCAATATTACCCCGCGGCGAACGCCTTCGACGGCTCTATCATCGCCAACACTGGCGACTGGGCCGGCAGTGGATCTACAGGGTGGGTGATGTGGGACTTCGGCAACGGAAACCAGCAGGCTGTAGTCCAGGCCGTTGTGACCAACTCCGACTCCACAAGCTCAGCGGAACGAATGCAGCATGTGGCCAGTTACGTCGTTGAGTACTCTGATACTCCCTCAGCACCGGACAGTTGGGCAGTTGCTGGAGTTGTTTCTGCGCATCCGAGTGAAGCCGGCGGTACCACTCAGGCGACATGGGAGTAATAATTTGGAAATTCCATTACTACTGCGGTAACAGTTGTCTATGCCCAGTTATCGCGCCGCGTGCTGTGGTTTTTCGCGCGGCGCTACAGCGAACCTTCTCGTGCATGGTCGTGGCCTCGGCTCTTGTAGTTGTTGTGGCGAGCGCTCGATCTTATCCAATTCGCCGTCGGCGAGTCGGCTGCGGATA